TGGGCTGAATTTTGGATAATGAAATATGGGAAGCGGTCAATCAAGGTAGAGGACGACACCGGTACATGGTATCTGCCGTTTGACGGTGAGCGTTATCGCGACCTGCTTATATCAACGAGGATTGACGTTGGCGCTTCCGGCTTGTGGAGCGAAGCGCAATCTACAATAACACTCGGTAACTTACTTGACCGCCAGATTATTACACCTATTCAATACCTGCAAAGACTTCCAAAAGGTATTATTCCGCAACTTGAAAAACTGATACGCGAACTCCAAACGGCAGCCGGCGGGGAGATGGATGGCGGGGCAATAGATATTGAAACTCTAATCAGCGCATTACCGCCTGACCTGCAAGATATATATAACAATCTCGACCCTGAAACGGCGCAAGCGGTAGTGCAACAAGCGGTGATGCCTTAATGGCGGTTGTTGTTCGGTTTACACCCGAATTAATCGGCGCAGGGTATGGAGCGTTTTGGAGATGTAAAAAGCGGTATCGGGTTGTTAAAGGCGGCAAGGCTTCTAAAAAATCCACCACCACAGCGTATTGGTACATAGTAAACATGATGAAACCCGAATATAAAGACGCGAATTTACTTGTTGTCCGGTCCACTTTCAACACTCATTTAACGTCAACATTCGCGCAACTCCGATGGGTGATAAACAAACTAAACGCCAATGAGTTATGGAAAGCCACCACCAACCCGTTACAGCTTGAATATAAACCAACAGGACAAAAGATATTATTCAGAGGTTTTGATGATTGGCAGAAATTAGCCTCAACAACGGTTGACAGGGGTTATTTATGCTGGGTATGGATTGAAGAAGCGTTTGAGTTAGTATCGGAAACCAGCTTTGAAAACCTTGACTTATCTGTTCCGCGCGGTGATGTCCCAGAACCGTTGTTTAAACAAACGACCATAACATTCAATCCGTGGAACGAAAATCATTGGTTGAAAAAGAGGTTTTTTGATACACCAGCCGATAATGTATTCACGATGACAGCCAGCTATCTGTGCAACGAGTTTTTAGATGAGGTTGACCGCGATATTTACAAGCGCATGGCGGAAGAATCACCACGCAGATATGCCGTTGCGGGACTTGGCGAATGGGGAACATCAGAAGGGCTTATATTCGAAAACTGGGTTGTAGAGGCGTTTGATAAAACCAAAATCGGCGGGGATGATGATTGGAAATATAAACACGTATTCGGTCTTGACTACGGATATACTAACGACCCTACCGCGTTTATAGCTATGGCGGTAAACCCGATTGATAAAATAATCTACGTCTACGACGAACATTACGAAACAAGAATGTTAAACAATGATATTGCCGCTATGCTTGTGAAAAAAGGTTATCATAAAGAACGAATTATTGCGGATAGCGCAGAACCGAAAAGCAACGACGATTTAAGGCGAATGGGTATAACCCGCATACAACCGGCGAAAAAAGGCAGGGACAGTATTCTAAACGGTATTGACCGATTGCAAAGCTATAAAATTATCGTTCACCCCGATTGCAAAAATACAATTATGGAACTGTCAAGCTATGCGTGGGATAAAACAAAAAATGATGAAGTCAGAAATAAACCGATGGATAAAAACAATCACCTAATGGACGCCATGCGTTACGCGTCAGAAGATACGATTTTCTTTAAAGCGGAAAAACGCGAAATATCAGAAACGCGCTATAAGAAATTCAGACGGTTAAGCCAATTATCAGGCGCGGGCAGCCTAAAACCATCAGACTTTAAAGGAGGATGGGGATAATGACATATATAGTGATAATGCTTATATACCCCATAATAGCCGTAGGAGCGTTTGTAGCGGGTTTTTATATGGCAGGGTACTTCTATACTAAACAGGGTTTACTCGCCACACGCGCGCGTACAGAGAACAAGAGGGCTATTGCAGAGATTACGGGCGAGCAAAGGAGGAATATGTTAAAACGACAGATAGAACTGCAAAACTTTATGAATTACAACGGCGACCCGTTACCGAAGCCGGAGGATATAATTGATTAGCTTCAACCGCGTTATGCGATTGAAATATTAAACCGACCAACCATAGTCGGAGGAGGAATTTTAAATGTCAGAAGAATTGTTGATGCAGGAAACCCAACCAGAGGTCAATGCAGAGACAACGGATGTTGAAACAGCCGATGCTGATACCGAAGCTACGAGAGAGGTTGCAGAGGATACCACACCCTCAACCGAAGCCGAAGCAAGGGATGAAGCGCAGGCAGACGACACGAAACAGGAAGGCGAAGGCGAAACCTCGGCACAGGCTAATCCGGAAGCCGAGCCAGAGAGCGAACCCGAACCGCCGGTAGTGCGTGTCAAATTTAACAAGCAGCACCGTGAATATACTGTTGAGGAAGCGGCGCCGCTTGTGCAAAAAGGCTTGCTGTTTGAAAAGTTTGAACCTCATTACGAAAAACTGAAATTCATGGCAAGTACCACCGGTCAGAGCGTTGCGGAACTGATTGATACTTTGATGGAGTCAAACGAAAACGCATTGTATGAAAAGATTTTAGATGAAGTCGGTGGAAACGAAAAGGTTGCTAAACAGCTACACGAATACCAAAAGGCTGAACGCAAGCGTAAGTTTGACGAGTTGGTAGCGCAGGAGGTTGAGCGAGAAAAGCAAGAGGCGGAATTAGAAGCCGAAGCGGAGAACTCCAGATTAGCGCAGGAGTTTATTGAACTGAAAAAGGAAGTCGG